TAATAAACCTAGTAGCCTTTACAGCGTCCATATAGAACGCAGCTTGTTTATGATATTTAAATTTTCTCATAGACTTCATAAATCCATTGTAAGAACAATCTTTAGTTGTTTTAAGGTCTATTATCATATCATCTCTATGATAGTCTAACATACCCTTACAATTTACATTATAATACTCATTATTCCATACGATTATTTTTTCTGCTTTTCCATTTGTCAATAAACGATTTACTGTACTATCTTTCATAGTTTTCAAAGTTATTTGTTCTATTAAATGATAATCAGCTTCACTAATAATAGTTTTAAATCTATTGTGGTCAATAAACTCTTGACTATCTATTTTACCTTGTTTGGTTCTTTTATCAAACTTGGGAGACACAGCATAAGTTCCATCAAACAATTCAGGTTGTAATACATTCATATGTATTGCTGAGCCTAATTTCATAGAAGGCGTAGCAGTTTGTGGAAAATCTTGTCTAAATCTAAAGTACTCAGGAGATATAGATATATAGTTTAGCATACTATTAGATACATATTCAGTATCATTATAATAGTTATGTTGATTTAAACTATGCTTCTTGATTAACTTCATCTACTTTTTCTTCAGTTGTTTCTTCTTCTAGATTCTTTTCTTTTTCATCAATCTTTACCATATTAGCTAAAATTTCTCCTGCATTAGGTATTCTCATTACATACTCGTGCATATTTTGCTCGAATATAGCAATGTCTTTTTCGTCAAAAGCTTGCTTGTTCCAAACTTTATGTTCCCATGTTAATAAGGCTACTTCATGAGCTCTTATAACATCGCTTAAAAATTCAATAGATTTTTTTACATCTACAGGAATCATATAACTTTTACCTGCAATTTTAATTTTGGTTTTGGTTTGTTTTTTAGCCATCTTGTTCTAAATTTATAAGTTGTTTTAATAATTTTTCATTTTTCTCTATTCTTTCTTTTAATCTTTGATTATCTGTTAAAAGATAAGAATATATATTTTTATCATCGCTTTCTTCTATCAAATGTTTATATTGCAAATATAATTTATTTGTCTCATCAATCATTCTTTTTATATGTGGATAAACTGATATAAGACTTTCTGTTTTATTTACTACATATAATACAGCGCAATGTTTTCTGTTCATTATGTCTCCAATTTTTTGCCAAGTTAATTTAGCTTTGTATCTTAAAAAGAAAGCTAATACTCCTCTCTTGTCAACCAATTCTCTTTTTCTGCTTCCAGAAAATAACATAATTTTACTTACTTTGTGTATTTCACAAAACTTATCTATAAATTCATTTATGTAATAATCGTTCATAACACTTTTATTGTTACACCTGGTTTCTCTTTATTATATTCATACTCTTCAAAATAAGGTATTATATAATTACAATTATCGTCTTCTATCCAATTATATTTAACCATCAAATCTTGTACAGTTTGAGCTGGGTTAATGTAATCGAATTTCCGTCTTGTACTTCTATGGAATTTGAATGAAATCTTATAAGGAGCTTCTTTTTCTTTTATCATATATTGAAACTTTTCTTTATTCATCACGTATTCTAATTTAGTATCCTTTATATAATTCATTGTAGTTTTAGAATGTATAAGATATTTCCCAGTCCATCTTTTTCCATTCTTAGAACTTGGCACATTTCTCGATATAAAGATTTCATTCTCCATAGTTTATTTAGAACGGTAGGTCTTCTTCTGCTGGAACACTAGCATTACCTTTGTATTCCTCAACCATAGTTCTGTATTTGTCTTTATCTTCAGCAGATAGTTTTTTATTCATATCTGGATTATATAAACAATTAGCTCCTGATTTATTACTCCATCTATACTTTAAAGCTTCTCTAATAACAGGTTGCCCAGATTCTTTGTCTGTAGTAACATATTCTTCTGATATAAATGTAATCATTAATTCTTTTCCTATAGCTTCGTTCATAGCTGTAGAATCATCAGAAAAATCTTTTACACCTGCATTCACTAAAAAGTCTTTCATTTGCTTTTTCTTCCAATCTTGTGTAGAAGGTTTATCAGTTTGTTTAACAGCCCACATTTGTACTCTAGATTGTTTTCCATTAGCATCTACATTAAATGTAATAAATGGTGAACCTTTATAATTATCTAATAAATCAGAAGTAGTTATACTTATTATTTTACAATTATAAGCTCCTGGTTCTTTTAAATAATCTACTTTTTCTTTAGTCTTTTGACTAGTAGTGTTTAAATCGAATGGTAGTACTTTCATTTTTTATCTTTTTTTTGTTTTAATTTTTTCATCTCTTTTTCATGAACTTTATTTAAAGTTATAGTTAAAAACTCTCCAAGTTGGTCATAAGTCATTGTTCCTAAATGTCCTTTTTGCTCACTTAATGGTATATCTCTATCTTTATTTGCCATTATTTATTGTTTTTAATTTTTGTTCAGTTAATTTTAATTCTTCTATTAATTCTTCTTTACTTAACAAAACATAAAGTTGTCTTAATTCATCACGTAATTGAATACGTGTATAATTTTCTGACTGAAGTTTTGCAATCTCATCTGATATTTTCCAAAACCCCATTATTTATTGTTTTTGATTTTCCAATTAATATACTTAGTTAATGTATCCCCATCAAATATAATTTTATCTTTCTCAGGAGCGTAAGGATATTCTCTACCTTTATATTCCTTAGTTTTAAGAGTTTGTATTGGTAATCTATATAAGAATCTACCTATACCCCAAGATACACATGCACGTTTAAATGCATCTGATACGTGTCCCTTATCTTTTTCTACATTAGATTCAGAACCTGTGTCTGATTTCCATACCCATGGTTCAGATTCATCATCTGCTCCACAAAATATACCTATCTTACAGAATAATAATCCATTCTCTTCATAGAATATAGATTGCCAGTTTTCTGGACCTACTACTTCATCTAATAAGTCTTGACAGTCTCTAGCGTCTATATAAGCGACACAAGTAGACTTTCCATACTTAGATGATTGAACCCTCCATTTATATGGTAGTTCTTTCTTTAAATCTTCTAATTTCATTTTTTTCTTGTTTTCATTTTACTTAAATCTTCTTTTATTTTGTTATATCCTTTTAATGCTATTACGAATTTAACAAATCTTCTAATCAATACTGGCTTACCTTTTAAGATAAGTGATATTGCTATTTCTTTAAATACTAGGGTTAATACATTTCTGACAGTTTGCTTGTCGATGCCCAAATCATGAGCAATCTCATCAACAATTTTTTGTAATTTACTTTTCTTATTTTTTATATTCTCCATGTACACTTATTTATTTAAGTGATTGGCTAATATATAAATTAATTTTTTAATGACAAAATTTTGTTAATAAAATGTTTTCCAGCATAAAAAATAAAGACACCAGCAGCAATATAGCTGATTAAAGTTATAGATATATATATTAAAAGAACAGCGGCAGCCATTCCAAATATAAATTTGTTTTTAAATGTCATACATTTTCAAATTTGGTTAAACTACTATTAAATTTTAAAGGTATTTCTCCAACCCCTATATTTCTACCTTTAGCAAATATAATGTTGGCCATACCCTTAGTATCATTACCTTCTTCATCATGTTTTATTCCATAATATTCAGGCCTATGTATTAATACAACAATATCAGAAGCTTGTTCTATCTCTCCTGATTCTCTTAGGTCGGAAAGAGTGGGCTTACCCATAGCTCTCATTCCTACACCACGATTTAATTGAGACAAAGCTATTATTGTTATATTTAATTCTTTAGCTAAATTCTTTAATGTTCTAGCTACTTTACTTACTTCTTGTTCTCTATTAGAATTTTTAGAACTATATGAAACTAATTGGAGATAGTCAACTAAAACTAATTTAACTCTCTTTTTATTTACATATTGTCTTATTCTATTAGTTAGATATTTTAATGAAGTTATATTACACTCGTCTATATTAATAGGTAATTTTTCTATAACTCCAATAGCTTTATTAACTTTAAGAAATTCGTCTTTTCCTAATGTTCCATTAATAATATAGCTATTACTAACTCCAGATTCCATAGATATAAGTCTTTTTAGTAGTTGATTACTACTCATTTCATAAGAGAATATCACAGATGGCGTATCAGAATATTTACAAGCGTTAATAAGAATGGCAAGAGCAAAGCTAGTTTTACCCATAGATGAAGCTCCTCCTATGATTACTAAATCTGTTTCTTGCCAGCCCCCTGTAAATTTATCAATTTTATGAAAGCCTGTAGGTATACCTAACAAACCATCTGTAGACATTCTTTTGTTAATATCTTCTAAGGTATTTTGTATTTGAAGCTGTATATCATCTAGCTTCTCAGTTTTACTTATGTTTATATTTGATAATTCATTTTCAATAGATGCTATAATATGATGTAAATTTTCTCTATTACTAATTCCATTATCTATATTTTGAGATATTGCAAGCAATTTCTTTTTTTGATAAAGGTTTTCAAGAGCGTCTATACATGATGTCATACTAGCTGGAGAGTGTCCTTTATTCACAATATAAGCTAATAGTCTAGGAGCTTCTCTATGTTGATTTTTTAACCCATCATTCATGGTAACTAAATCTATAGTTTTCCCATCTTTCCTATATTTTAACATAAGAGAAAAGATGTCTTTTGATAATGGATATTGAAATAAATTTTTATGAATTAACGTAGAATACTCATCTAATAAATGAGATTCTAATATAATTTTACCTAGAAGAATTTCTTCTATTTCTCTATCTTCCATATTTTAATTTTGAATGGTAAATATACTATAAAAAATTAAAAGGGGGTCAAAGACCCCCAATTAATTATATTACCCAACATCCATTGTCGGTTTCTCTTAGGATATAATAATCTTCACATTCATCTTTATCAAGAAATTGAACACCATTAACTATTAAGTCATCAATATTTAATGTATTTAAATCAACATCTATATCTAAAAGATAATCATAAAGTTCATCATAATATTCATTATCTATTGTTACACAACAACTATCCATAAGCCTTCTTAAATTAAATTCTTTCATTACCACCAAGAAGTATATACAACCTCATCTCCTTCTTCAATTGCTTGTTTAGCTTCTTCTATGAATTGCAAATCATCTTCTTTTTGTTGTTTTAATTCATCTTTATCATAACTATAGGAATCATTTCCAAAGAAAAATCCTTCTGTTGCAGGTAAATTATCATTAATAATAGCTTTTTCTAAATTAGTTATGTCTATTAATTCTAGAACAACTTCTTCAGTATTAAATACTGATTCATTACCTGTTTTTTCTCTCCATAGTTCTTCCATCCAACCATGAAGTCTATTGTGCTTTCTCCAATAGTGTATTTCTTGTTTGCTCATTGGAGCACGTCTTGATGCATACATGTCTAATCCCATAATTATTTATTTTTTAAAATTGATATTATTGATTTAATTTCATCTATTTCATCAGAGCCGATTCTATCACTCCACTCTAACATAGATGTTAACATTTCAATTGCTATTCTATTCCGTATATTCATGATAATAACTTTGTATTCTTTCTATTATACCTCTTCCATTTCGTGTATGAAATCCATAACTATGTGTATGTAAAGATGGTATAGGTTTATTTTCTACTAATAAGTGAAATAAATCCCACTCATCTTCATAGTCCATATCTTCACGAGTTTGATTTACAGCTTCTGCCATAGCATAAGCATCGTGTCTACATTCTCCATATTCTTTTTCTAAGTAATTTAAAACTTCAGTTGCTGTCATGATTAATTAATTTATATTCTGAATAACTTACTTTTCTACCAAATCTATTTTCAGCAGTTTGCATATTTGTATCAATGATATATCCATCATCTCTCAAATTATATATGATAGCTGATAATCTTGTAGCTCCATATTCCTTAATTGCTTCCCATGATGTAATGGTGTTATACTCATTAAGATGCCATAAGACAGCTTCATGTTGGTTTTTTGGTGTATCTACTAATTTTGTCATATAATTATTTTTAGAATAATAATGAGAGTATAGGCTTGCCGTTGATTCACACTTATCTTAAACTGCTCTCCATGTTTGCAGTAAAATACTTACGCGCTTTCCTTCAATAAGTGTATCCGTTTTATCAGGACCTTCTATAGTGGCGTCTTCTAACCACACGTAGTGGGGCGTTACTTATGTTCGCACTACACTCTCTTATTATTATTGATTAATATATTCAATTGCTTTATCTAAATCATCAAACACACGATGTTTAATAAAAACATACGGAAATAGTTTTTTATATACTATTATACTATCTCCATCGAATGGAAATTTATTAGAAATACGATTTTCTTTTCCATATGTTCTTATCATGTATTTTGATTTAGTATTTGTTATTATTATATTTAAATACCATTTCATAATTAATTATTTAATAACCAGTTAAATGCTTTGTCATTCATTTTCTGACCTGAACCAGAATATATAGATTCTTCTCTACCATTTAGTCTATTAGGTATAGATTTATAATGAGATGTATATTTAGTTACACCATTAAACAATCCCCATTTATTCATACCTAATCTATTAATTTCGTTAGTAATAGCTACATATAAATCTCCTCTAATATTATTCTTTCTTGTACTTATATTTCCAGCCCAATTAGGAATTGTAGAGTCTATACCAGTTAGATAATCCATTAGCCTTTGAGATTGTTCTTCAGTAATAGGCTGAAAACTCATCTCTTGTAGTTGAGCTATTCTTTCTTCTTGTCCATCAAAGTTAAGAATCTCTGGTAGATTATTCACTTTATCTTGAATAGATTGTTTATGAACATAACCTTTAAGTCCATTAGCATTCATCCAAGCAAATTGATTCTGACAAAATACTACTTGATTCATAAATCCAAACTTTAAAGCTGATGTCCCATCATGAGAGTTAATAGCATATACATATTGTTTAGTGTCTTGACCACCTATAACAACATGATTATCAGGTCTTTGCATTTGTACTATTATTTTTCTACCACCATTAATTGGCAAAGCTTTAGTAATTAATAAATCATTTTTACCAGCTATACCTTTCATGGTTTCTATAATAGTTCTATTTTGTGTAGGAGTATATCCTTCTTTAACAGTAGTAAATACTTTTCCAGTGTCTTCACGAACTATAGCGTAGTAATCAGTATCATGTAATCCATTATTAGCCCCAGGAGTACACTCTCCTGCATACATTAACTTTTCTTTAGTTACATTCCAGTTAAGACCACATGATTGTAATATTTCACTAGTTGATATATTTTTCATCTTGCATTGTTTTTGTTAATATTCCAAGTATTTTTAAGTAAGCTTCATTCTTGCCTAACCTATATTCAGCTGATAATCCATTTTTATTTGTTTGACTATCAGATAACTCATCTTTTATTACTTTAATAAGATTCTGTGTTAATTTATCGAATGTTGAATTGTCCATATTATTTATTAGGATTTATATCTGCCCAGTCATAAAATGTTTCCATCATATTATGGTCTTCTATGAATTGTAAGCATAAGTCTACATCTATATCGTCTATACTTATGCCTTCATTATTTTCTTTTTCATTGTGTTCTGTAGGGTCATCACAATGTTGATATGTAGCTTTTACCCAATCTTCGTAATTAAGATTATTCATTTTCAAAACTAT